ACAGTGCAGCTGACCTAGTTGTTAATACACAAGGTGCTGGTTTCAGTTTAGTATATTCTGGAGACGCTACAACAGGTTGGACTTATAGGGAGAAATAGAATATGGCAAATTACGAAGCAACTAAATACGATTTTGACGGAGCTAACCTTACAGGTATTGAAGGTATTCCAACGGCAACAATTGTGCCATGGTCAGATTCAGCTGTGCCATCTGGTTTCTTAGAATGTAATGGTGCTGCAGTTTCAAGATCAACGTATGCAGATTTATTTGCAATCATTGGTACAACTTATGGATCAGGTGATGGTTCAACAACTTTTGATTTACCGGACTTACAAGATAACGTAGCAGTTGGAAAATCAGGAACTAAAAACTTAGCTTCAACTGGTGGAGCAAACACTGTAAGTTCAACTGGAAACGTTGGTGGTTCAACAGCAAATGCAACTTTATCAACATCACAACTTGCTTCTCACAGCCACTGTACTAGATCTCAACAAAACCCTGCAAACCCACCAGATAGACTAAAAGATACTAACACATGTTTGGATGGTCCTTCATTTCAAACTTTTGGTTTAAGAAACATAGGTATGAATAATACTGGAGATGGTGGTGGACATGCTCACAACATGAGTGCAACTTTTTCAGGTGACGCAACTTCTGTTGTTCAACCATATTTAACAGTAATTTATATTATAAAAACTTAGGAGAAAAAATGGCAAGTTTAGGAAATTGGACAGTGATATTTGACGACAAACTAATTATCAAACAAAATGGTGATGATGCAGGTCAATATGAAATTGATGATAATAATTTTTGGGGACAATCAAAGTTTTCAAATATTTGGGCAATTCATTATGGAACTTCAGTTACTTCAGATGAAGTAGAATATAGAGATGAAACTCCACATTCATCTTTTTTAGATGCAAATGTAGGAAGTTTTCAAGATTTTATTGATAAATGGGATGCAGCTCATTTAGCTTTTTTACAATATGCTTGGGACAATAACAATGCCGAAGGTGAAACTGAATCTGAAAAGATTACTAGATTAGGTGCAAGACCTACTTCTTATTCTTCTTAAATTAATTTTTATTTATTTGATCATAAGCATGATCTTTTCTTGGTCCATTTTGATTTACATAATGTAAAAATACTTGAGCCATTCCTTCACCTTGATAAATACCTGGTCTTAAATGTTCTTGATCACATCCTGCATATAAAACTCCATCCCCCTCTTCTAATTCAAAAGAAGTTCCTTCAATTATAATAGGCCAATTATCATATTTTTTTATACATGCTGTAACTGATATTTCACAAGCGGGTCTGTCTTTATGTTTAGGCAATTTACCTCCAAAAATATAGTATCTCCAATAAGAGTAAGTTGGAAACAATTTTAATTTAGATTCTTTTTCAACTTTAGATAATTTTATATCTAATAAAGCATTCATTAAAGGGTCATTATACCATGCAGGTGAAAAATTCTCTTTTTCAATCTTATATTTATTTTCATCTAACTTAGTATAGCAATATTTATCTAACATAATTAATTCATTTTTTGAAAAAAAGTTTTTAATTAATTTATAATTTACTGCAACCATGCTACTATACTATACCTCGTGCCTTTTGTAATAGGTTGAATACTATGTGGATACATAAAATTACTTGGAAAAAATACAATAGATCCCTTTCCTAATTTTAGTCTTTTTATTTCTTTTCGTTTTTGGTCTGTAAAAATTAAATCACCCCCATCATAACTATCATTCAAATTCATGATTATACTTAAATGTCTATTTGCTGCATTACTATACTGATCAATGTGAATTTCATATTTACCTCCTTCGGTATATTTTAGTAAATCTATTTGACTTACCTTATTACTTCTCATGATTGGAAATTTAATTTTATAAAATATATATAGTCTTTCGATTTCTTTTTTTATATAATTCCAATAAACAATATTGGTTGGAGTATTAAAATTTAATTGATAACCTTTTACATTTCTAATATTTTTTTCTAAAACATTAGCACCTTTAGAGTTACCAACAAACATATTAGTTTTGGCTTTTTTATTTATTAAAGGTATTATTTTTTTTATAAATTCAGGATCTATTATATTTTTTATTTCAACAATTGTTTCTGTATGATCCATTATCTAAGCATCATCCATGAGGTTAAAATATATTTTTCTCCAGATAGAGGTGGGTTACCTCTATGAACATATGGAAAACCTGCAGGCCATATTACTATTCTACCTGTTTTAGGTTTTGTTCTTTTTGAAAAATTTAAAAACTCTGTTTCACCGCCTTCATCAACATCATTTAAATAAATAGAAAAAACAAAAGCTCGAGGTTCATTATCAAAACCTTTATTATGTTCTATGTGCCAAATATGGTATCCTTCTTTAGGTAATGTTTTTTGAATTTTTAAATTAGTGTAGAAAAATTTTTCTTGTCCATAAGCATCTTGTGCTCCTGTATTTTTAATATAATGATTCCAAGCTAAATCAAAATTTAATATCATTGGTTTTAAAGATTCCCACCATACGTTAATATTACGTGGTGCAGCAAAAAATTGTTGATCTTGTTTTTGTAAAATAGAAGTATTTTCTGATCCCAATCTATTCACTGTTTCACTGAATTTATTTTGATCTTCATATAATTTAATAGCCTTATTACATTCTTCTTTAGTAATGTAGTTATCATATACTCCAATAAAATTATCTATATTAACTGTTTTTTCTTTCATTTTTCTCCTACTAAATGATTAACAATTGTTTTAGCTGTCCAAGTTATTCTAACTCCTTTATTAGGAGCTAAACCTCTATGTATTTTTTTAGCATCAAAACAAATTAATTTATTTTCTTCAAACAAAACAGAAGCTTCATTTTGAATTTCAAAATTTCCATTACCTGTTACCATATATAAACAAGTAATTTCTCCGTCATCGGTATGCCACGCGCCATTCATATTTACATGTTGAATATTTAAATACGTTCTTAAAAATTTTAATTTTTTATTTATTATTTTTTCTATTTTTAAATGTAAAAAAGAATTTATTAAATCTTCTTGATTTAATTCAGAAATATAAAAATAACTATTTAAATCAGTTTTTGGACTAGTTCTTTGATTAAAATAATGAGGTGTATTATGTAAATATTTAAATTTTAAAAATTCATGTAAATCTTTTTCCAACCAATTTTCTACAATAATCATTTTTCTATTTTAATTTTTTTATTATAATCAAATATTTTATCATCTTGTAATATGTTAAAAATTAAACTGTATCTATTATCTTGTTCTTCATATTTATCAAAACCATGTGATATTAAAGGAGGAAATATATAGTAATTCCCTGGTTCAGGAGTTATTTTTAAATTTAATTCTGGTAAAATTAAATCACAACCCTTGGTTAAATACAGTATACCGTGAAAACAAGGATGTGTATGAAAATTTAATGAATCTCCTTTTTTAATTTCATTACCCCAAGCATTTTGAACAAAATTTTTTTCAAAAAAATGTTTAAAAATTTCTGGGTGACTAAGTTGATTTTTATTTATCACATAATTAAAAAAATCATTAAAACATTTTTTATTTAAAAAATAATTCCAATCAGTCATACCTCCGTTTACATTTGTAAAATTTTCATTTTCTTTTTTTAAGTTATTTTTTATTTCTAAAATAAAATTATGAATCTTATCTGGATATGGATAATAACCAAATATTATATTAACAGTTCTTAAATAAGAAATTGTTAAACTATTTTTAGACTCATCTAATTTATTATTTTTATTTATAAAACTAATCATTTAATAATTCTGCTTTTTCTTTCTGTGTTTCATCTAATGTTTTGTCATTTTTTTCTAGTTTTTTTATTGTAGTTTTATTTGGTTTCCATTCTTCTTTGTTAACTACATCTCCCCCTCTTTCAGGTTTTGTTTGAAATATTACAATATAACTACCATCATAAGCTTTTAATTTTTCTTTCCACCAATCTGGATCTTTAATAGTATAGTGTGCATTTTTACCGTTAGTTAAAATTTGTTTAGCAGGATAACAAGTGATAGTTAAAAATACTTTATTACTATAAGTAAATATATCTTTTAATACTTCATCTACTTTATCTTCTTGAACATGTTCCATTACATCAATACATAAAACCAAATCATATTGACCAGTTGGTTTATTTGAAAATTGTGCAACCCCTGGATCATATGGAGTTATACTTACACCCATTGGTGATCCCGGAACTTTTTTATTATTAAATAAAATAGAATGAAATTTTGCTTTACCACAACCATAATCTAAAATTTGTTTAATATTATTTTCTTTTATCAAATTAAATATTTGATGTTTATATTCTGCCAATGCTTCACCAATCCAATTGTTTTGGTTCACAGCATGAAATTTAGTTGCTTCTATTAATGATTCATAATTCATCTAGTATTTCCTCCATTTTTTCTAAAATAAGTTTTGGTTCTATTTCACAAGAGTCTGGATAATTTGAATGTAAATTAACATTTTTTTCATAACCAAACATTTTCGATAAGGTAGAACCCCATAAACATAATCCTTTTTTATTAAAATGTCTATTAGAACACATATGCATTAAAGAACTATCTATAGATAAAAAAGTTGAACAATATTTTGCATATATCATAAAAGATTCATAAGTTTCATTAGGCATATTTATACATCCTAATATGTTTGGTTGATCGGGATTACGCATATTTAGTATATTTAAAAAAGGATATTTTTTTCTTAAAAAATTTACAACTTCTTGTCCATAAGAATAATCTCTACCTGAATTGAAATCTGCTCCATAAAATTGAACTATTATAAATTTATTTAATTTTAAAATATCTTTTTTTAATTGTTTTTCTAAATTTTCATCAATATACAAATCAGGTTCTTTTTTATAATTTTTAACACCATATAACTCTGCAAAAGAGTCTATTAAATGTTTATCTCCTTTTAAAAAATCAGTGTAATAAGGATCTGCTGAAAAAATTTGATTATATTTTTTGTAATAATATTGTGCATTTTTAGAAAAAAAATAGTTATTATATGGAGTTTGTTTAGCTATTTTTGGATGATTTTGAAATACAGAAGGATAACCACTGCTTATACAAATTTTATTTTTTGCTTTTTCAAAAAGTCCTTCAATAATTGAAGTAAATGCAATTTGTCTACCTAAACCTCCATTTACAAAATATAAATTTGGCTTTATCATATGTAATTTTTCTCTTTATATTCTTTGTAGTGCTTATAACACAATTCACTAAAATTAGTCAATTGCAGAACTTCTTTATAAGTATTGACTTTATAAGCTTCAATACCATCATAACCCATTTCTTTTGCCACCTTAAATCTATAATGACCACAATGTATTTCATTATCCTTAAATACAGCGGGAAATAACAATCCATCTTCTTTCATATATTTACGAACAGTTTCTAAATGCTCCTGATTCCATTCCATTTTATCTTGTAATGAGTCAAAATCTATGTATGATAGACGTTCGGGAAACCAAATTATTCTCGCTTTCATTATATTCATAAGTATTATATAGTAGGTTATATGCTACAAAAACTAAATTTCAAGCCCGGTTTTAACAAGATGGTCACGGATTCCGGAGCCGAGTCTCAATGGGTCGATGGTGATTTTGTTCGATTTAGATATGGACTACCTGAAAAAATAGGTGGCTGGAATCAGCTTACTATTGAAAATTTAACTTTACCAGGTGTTGCCAGAGCACAGCATGCATGGACTTCTTTAGCAGGTGAAAAGTATACTGCAATCGGTACCTCACAAGGTTTGTTTTTATACTATGGTGAAGACTTTTATGACATCACGCCTTTAGATACAGCAATTACTGGAGCTGATTTTGATGCATCAACCGGTTCACCTACAGTCACTGTAAATAAAACTGCTCATGGTTTATCTGATGGACGATATGTAACCTTTTCTAGTGTTACAGTTCCAACTGGATCAGGGTATGCAACAACAGATTTTACAGACAATACATTTGAAGTTTTAAACTCAACTACAAATACTTTTGAAATTACTATGCCATCTAATTCAGCGGGCACAACTTCTGGAACAGGTTCTGCGCAAATAGATCCATATGTAGTCGTTGGTCCAACATTTCAATCTGCAGGTTATGGTTGGGGAACATATTTATTTGGTGAAGAAGCATGGGGCACGGAGCGTTCAACAAGTAACGTGGTCCTGGATCCAGGCTTCTGGAGTTTAGATAACTTTGGTCAAATATTAGTTGCAACAATTCACAATGGTAAAACATTTACTTGGGATGCAGGAGCATCAGGTGCAAGAGCAATTAGAGCAACCATTATGACCGGTGCACCTACTGCATCAAGACTTACACAAGTATCGGATAGAGATAGACACGTATTTCATTTTGGAACAGAAACAACAATTGGTGATCCATCAACACAAGATCCAATGTTTATAAGATTTTCAAATCAAGAAGACTTTAATACTTATGCTCCAACTGCAACAAATACTGCAGGAACATTTAGAGTTGATAAAGGTAATGAAATTGTAGGAGCTGTGTCTGGTAAAGATTATACTTTAGTATTAACGGATAGTTCTGCATATGTTATTCAATTCGTTGGTCCACCATTTACATTTAGTGTTAAACAAGTTGGTACTAACTGTGGATTGATTGGTCAACATGCACTGACGTATTCTAATGGTGTTGTCTTTTGGATGTCAGGTGAAGGTGGATTTTTTATGTATGATGGTACCGTAAAATCAATACCATGTTTAGTTGAAGACTTTGTATTTACAACTACAGGAGACAATTTAGGTTTAAATTATGATGCAGGTCAAATTGTTTATGCAGAACATAATACCTTATATAATGAAGTAAATTGGTTTTATGCAAAATCAGGATCAGAACAAATTGATAGATGTGTTACATTTAACTACGGAGAGAACTGTTGGACAACATCATCTCTAGCTAGAACTAGTTATGCAGATACAGGTGTATTTGATTTACCTTATGCAACTGAATATAATAAAACAGCTGTACCTAATTTTCCAATACAAGGAATTACTGCAAAGTATGGAGCATCAACGTATTATGCTCATGAAACCGGAACCGATCAAATCAATTCATCAGGTACAACTTCTATTGATGCATTTATTCAATCTGGAGACTTTGATATATCCGCAAGAAGAAGTGCTTTAGGAGGCACAACCGGTCTTGCTGATCTTAGAGGCGATGGTGAATTCATTATGTCTATGAATAGATTTATACCTGATTTTAAAGTATTAACTGGTAATTCAAAAGTAACACTACTATTGAATAACTATCCAAGTGATACAGCATCAAGCTCACCACTTGGCCCCTTTACAATTACATCATCTACTGATAAGGTGGATACTCGAGCAAGAGGCAGGCTTCTTGCAATCAAAATTGAAAATGACGCTGTAGGTGAAACTTGGCGTTATGGAACATTAAGAGTAGATATTAAACCGGATGGTAGAAGATAATGGCAATAACTGATTTAATTTATGGATTAACACCTCATCTTCAACAAAATCAAATGATTAAAAGCATGGCAATGCCTAGAATGAATTTATCTAGTGAAGATTATAATGTTATTTCATCTATGAATGCAGCAAATAATATGAATGCGGGAATCACATCTTTATTTGGACCTGCAGCTTTGTATACATTGGGAGACACTATATCTAATCCAAATCAAAATTTTATGGAAGGTTTAAGTGATTTTGGAAGATACATGAAAGGAGTTCAAATTGTAGACAATCCAGGATTAGCAAGAAAACTTATGGGTAATGCTTATGTAAATGATATGCAATCAAAATATGATAGAGCTATGAATGAAATAGGACTTTTTACTCCATCTAGAACACCAATGATGGATATAGCAAATCAGGATTTAGATCCTGTTTTAGAACAATTCTATAGTTCACCTAAAATTAATAAACCTGCATCAGTATTTTCACAACAACCTTTTAATGATTACTATGGTCCAAATAATATAGATACTTCTTTTGGTGTAGCTAATGAAGAGGACGAAGAAGAAGATGTAGAAGGTGCTACTAAAAAAGGAGGACTTGCGGATTTATTTAGAGCAGCAATTGGTTTTGCAGTACCGGGTGCAAGTCTATTTATGGGTGCGGGTAGAGGAGCATTAGAAGGTATACAATCTTTAAATCAAAGATTACGTAATACAACTTTTGGAAGATCAGAAACTTTAGCAGATTATTTTCAGGCAAGAAGAGATCAGAAAGCTAGAAAAGAAGCTGCAAGAAGAGGCGCATTAAAACAAAAACAAATAATAGCCAGTCAACAAGTAGATACTGGTGATATAGGAGGAGGTGGAGCAGGAAGTAGTTTTGATGCTCCATCAGGAGGCACATTTGGAAGCTCAGTAAATGACGCTGGCAGCTTCAGTGATTATTCATAATGGCTAGAATAACTTCATACATACCAGAACCAAAAGAAGAATACGATGTTGAAAACCAAAGACAAATTCTTCGTGCAGTTGATACTATTAAAACTGAATTAAATTTTTCATACCAAGAAGATTTACGAAAAGAACTAGAAAGATTTACTTGGTTTAATTCAAGGTTTGGTTGTTAATGAGTTGCAATAATGTTAATTCTGAAGATTTTCAACTAGGTGTTGCTAGTGGAGATTTATCTCCTAGTTACAAACAAGTTTACAAGTTTGGTCAAAACGCAGATGTTGGAAATAGCCTTGAAACAATTTGGCTTGAAGGAGGTCTGTATGCCTATCCTCCTAGTGCAACAACCATGACGGTATCTAGTTCTGATGCAAATGATACTTCTGCTGGAACAGGTGCAAGAACAATTCAAATTTCTGGATTAGATGGAGATTATAATGAAATATCTGAAACTATAATATTAAATGGTCAAACAGCTGTTACCACTACTAATTCATTTCTACGGGTAAACAGAGCAATAGTTTTAACCGCAGGAAGTGGTGGAGTAAATGCAGGAATTATATATGTGGGAACAGGAACAGTAACAGCAGGAGTTCCTGTAAATAAATATACTACAATCAATGGAGATGGAACTAATCAAACACTTCAATCATTTTGGACAGTACCTGCTGGTTATACTGCTTATATTTATCAAACAAATATTTCAACAGGAACAGCATCAAACACTCCTGCTGTATTAAAAACTTTATTAGTTGTAAGACCTTATGGTGGAGTATTTAATACAAAAGAAATAATTACAATAAGTAACGGAAATCATTTACAGGACTATAGTTTTCCTCTTAAAATAATGGAGAAAAGCGATATTGAATTTAGAGCAGAATCCAGTTCAGGAGCTGTAAGTTTTAATGTTTCTGCATCTTTAAACATAATGTACAAACAGAACTAATGGCAAACTTTTATAAAAACGCATTCTATGATCCTAGCACTACAAATGCTACGACTGTATATACTTGTCCAAGTAATGCTAATGCGATTATACAAAATGTACAAATGACTAATGAATCTGGATCTAAAACATTCAGAGTTCATATCACAGATAATTCCGCATCTACTAGTTACCAAGTAGTGTATGCATCGGTTACTGGGCCTACAATATGTAATGTAGCAAAAGGACCATTGATACTAGAAGAAAGCGACTCGATTGCTCTTGAATCTTCTACAACATCTGCTATAAGTGCAACACTATCAATACTTGAAATTAGTAGAGAGGATCAGAATGGATAAAGAAATACCAAAAATAGAGTGTACAACTATAACAACCTATAGAAATACTAAGACAGGAGAAGTATCAAAAGATAAAATAGAAGGACCTGACATTGTAGAAGATGTCACCGTGCAAGTTACCAATAAAGGTCTACAAGTATTTCAGAAAGTGATGAATCAAAAAAATGACAAACCAAAATCCTAGAGGCGGAACAGAGCTTCAATTTGAATATTTAAGAAAACACGTTGATCCACAGTTATTGAATCAATTTCAAATCTGTACATCCGTACCGGAATCTATTCCATTATCTTTAACAAAGATAAATGTACTGTGGCAAAAAAATTCATATGATCAACCGAATCTGGCTCCATGGTTCAAAGATAAATCTAATCACGATAAGTATGATTGGTATGTATTTAATTCTAATTGGAACTTTGAAAAATTTAGAATGATGTTTGATATACCATTAAATAAATCTTTAGTTATAAAAAATGGTGTGGGAGATATAGAACCTATTTCAACAACTTATAAAAAAGGTGATCCAATAAAAATTATACATCACTGTACACCATGGAGAGGACTATCTGTGTTGTTAGGTGCAATGCAATTAGTAAAGAATCCATTAATTACTTTAGATGTTTATTCTTCAACAGAAGTTTATGGTAAAAGATTCCATGATCAAACTGATGATCAATATAAAGAACTATATGAACAAGCAAGACAACTACCTAATGTAAATTATATTGGATATAAACCAAACGAATATATTAAAGAACATTTAAAAGATTATAGATTATTTGTATATCCAAGTATTTGGGAAGAAACATTTTGTATATCATTATTAGAAGCAATGGCTGCAGGTTTATATTGTGTAACTACAAACTTTGGTGCTTTGTTTGAAACAGGTGCAGAGTTTCCAATGTATATTCCATATTCAAATGATTATCATAGT